TTTGTAGAGCCACAGCAAACGCAGACAATACGAACTTTGCCGTCTCTACTGAGTACGCCCGCATCGACAACTCGGGACGCCTGTTAGTTGGCACGTCTACTGCGCGTAGTAATTTCTTCAATGGCAGCGTCACGGCAGGCTTACAAGCAGAGTCAACAGGAGAAGGTAGCATCGTTGCCGCAATTCGAAATGTAAACGATGCGGCCGTTGTGCCAGTATTTTTGCTAGCCAAATCCCGTGGAGGTTCAGTTGGAAGCAATACTATTGTTTCTTCTGGAGATTCTCTTGGTTATCTTTCGTATCAAGGTTCAGATGGATCCGAGTTTGTTGAAGCTGCTCGCATTAGTGGCGAAGTAGACGGCACCCCCGGCGCTAACGACATGCCGGGCAGATTAGTGTTCTCCACTACCGCCGATGGTGCGAGCAGCCCGACGGAGCGGATGAGGATTGATAACGCTGGGATAACAATGATTGGCGGTGGCGCCGCAGAGACAAATGGCAGCATTACGATCTACCCAAATAACAGTAACGGGGGTGCCCAAGCTGTATGGAATAGGGCTTCAACAACGGGAGGTACAACTGCGTTTAATTTCAAGAATGGTGGCACCCAGGTTGGAACCGTCGTTTATTCAAATACTGCAACTGCCTACAACACCTCATCTGACTACCGACTCAAGGAAAACGTCGTTCCGCTCACGGGCGCCATTGATCGCTTAAACGAACTTCAGGTTTACCGATTTAACTTTATTGCTGACCCTGATAAGGCAGTCGACGGTTTCATTGCCCACGAAGCGCAAGTCGTTGTCCCTGAGTGCGTTACTGGCACCAAGGATGAAGTAGATGCTGACGGCAACCCTGTCTACCAAGGCATCGACCAGTCCAAGCTGGTGCCATTGCTGACCGCTGCGCTGCAGGAAGCTCTCGCCAAGATCGAAACCTTGGAGGCTCGTTTAACTGCGGCAGGCATCTAAGTCCTACTCTCTAATCACCTTCAAAAGGCGGGCAACCGGCCATTCCCAACAGATTGCACCACCATTAAACTCCCACAGAACCAGTGATCATCATGGCCAAAGCTGCTGCACCCGAAGCACCCCCCACGGTCTTCACCTGGCGCATTGCCAACCTGGAGCGCGAAACCGAAGATGGTTTCGTGATGACGGCACACTATACGATCAATGCTGAAGACGGCACCTACAGTAGTGGTGCTTACGGCAGCCTTGGTTTTGAGCGTCCTGACAAGCTGATTCCTTTTGCCGACCTCACCGAAGAGATGGTGATTGGCTGGGTCAAAAATGCCTTTGGCGCCGAGAAGGTGGCTGAAATTATGGCTGCCCTGCAGAATCAGATCGACGAACAGCGCCATCCGAGCAAAGCTGCGGGCGTGCCCTGGTCGTGACCAACCACGCCTCGATCATCGGCGGTCTATTGGCGCTGCTAACCGCAGTGATTGGCACGACCGTCGCGATCGATTCGCGGTATGCCAAATCTGCCGAGGTGCAGCAGCAGTTCTGCCAGGCTCGCAAACAGTCGCTGCGAGACCGCATTTTTGAGCTTGATTTAAAAAGTGACAAGTCTGCCAGCGACAAGGCACTGCGCGAATACCTGATGCAGCAGCTTAGAGACGGGTGTTGACAATCGACTGATCAGGCATGATAGGCTGTGACCTGTCACGCTTTATCACGATGCCTCAACTCATGGATGTCTGGGAAGCCTTCAAGGCTGAACGCAGCATCACCGTGTGCCCTACCAGCATGGGCACAGATTATCGACAAGTAACGAACTGGCTTAAACGCAGCCCCATTCAGGATCTGGATCAGGCCAGACAGATTTGCATTTGGATGCTGCAGCAAGAGCCTGCGCCATCGGCTCGCAAGGTGGTCATGTACATTCGCAGCATGTGCAAATGGGCAGCGTCTGAAGATATTGGCATGCTGGAGAAGAATCCTGTGGCCAACTTTCGCATGCCCAAGCAATCTCAGCATCGCTGCGAGATCATGATCATACCGCGTGACAAAATCCAGCTGATTTTGGCGGCGCTGTCACATAAATTCCACCACAAGAGCATCGACTGGTCGCTCTACGCAGAAACCATGCTGCAAACGGCAATGCGGACGGGCGAGGTTCGTGCGCTGCGATGGCAAGACATCAAAAATGATCGCATTTTGGTACATGCGAATTACACGTTGACGCATGGCTACAAATCGACCACCAAAACCAACAAGCCGCGGTGGGTGCCCATTAATGATCGCTTTGGCGAGATCCTGGACTCACTACCCAAGGATTCAGAATACATCTTCCCCTGGAATCGCTTGGCATTCCAGTCGTATTTTGCAAAGCGGATGACCGAGCTGCACGACGCTGGTCTGATCGAAGAGTACTACCGTCCGTATGACCTGCGGCACGTCGCGATCAGTCGCTGGATCGAATCTGGAATTCCTGTCATGCAGGCCGCAAAATGGGCAGGCAACACGAGTGAGATCATCTGGAAACACTATGCGAATGTGACTCAGGAATATACAATGCCTGTATTATGATATGACATCATGGTGGTCAGGGCAAAAACTGGCGTTTCTCGCATCGAGCACAAGCCAGGGCCGCCTAAGACCACTCGACAGGGCTATGGCCAGCACTCCAGGCCGCGGCGCAGAGGGCGCAAACCGATGCGTGGGCAAGGCAGATAGTGGATGTCAAAACACGCGAGAATTGGCGCAAGGTCAAAGAGGCCTTGGAGCAAGCAGGCAAAACAGATAACTACATGTATTCACGCGCTGTGGCCATCGTCCGCACGGGCAGCGATCCTGGAATTCCGGACCTACTTAGACTGGGTGGGAGTTCTTTGAATCATGATTGAGATCTGGGCTGCCATAACTGGTGCTTCGATCTCGATCGGCGCTATGAGCTTCATGGGATTCTCGAGAAGGAATGAAGAGGGTCGCGAAGCTGTGGTACGTCTCACCACCGCCGTCGAGCATATCGCCACCCAGCTTGAAGTTTTGCACGTAGACATGAAGGAGGACAGGCGCGAGACCTTCAACCGGATCAGCGGTGTCGAGCAGAGAATCTCTAAGCTGGAAGCAAGGCCTAATTGCCAAACCTGATGGACCCCACCACACTCGCCACTATCGCGATCATCGTTGCAGCTGGCTCCGAGATCATCGCCCTGCTGCCGATCCGCCAGAACAGCTGGGTGCAGCTGCTGGTTCGCGTGTTAAAGCTTCTATTCCCCAAGCGCTGATATGGGCAACGCAGCCGCGATCACGCTGCAAACGCTGTTTAGATACTACAAAGGATTGCCACATCAAACCGCGGCGATCAGCCTGCTCGAGCAAGATCTTGCCGCAAACGGCTACAAAGCTGCAATGCGGCGCGATCGGCCTTGGTTTGAAGCCTGGAGCCAAAATGGCAAGCAGACCGATTTGTCTGAGGCAATCAAGCTGATTAAGGATTTTGAAGGCTGCCATTTAACTGCCTATCCAGATCCGCTCAGCGGTGGCGATCCGTGGACGATTGGCTATGGCACCACCCGCTATAGCGGTGGCGTGCCGGTGAAGCGTGGTGACAAAATCAACGTCATCGAGGCCGACATGCTGTTGCGGCTCGAGGTTGATCGGATCGCTGAAAAACTTGCATCGACTGTGCCCCACTGGCGCGAAATGAATGATGGCCAAAAATGCGCACTGATCAGCTTTGCCTACAACCTGGGATCGGGCTTCTACGGCTCGGCAGGGTTTGAGACCATCTCGAAGCGTCTGGCCGGTCGGAGCTGGTCGGAGGTGCCTGCGGCCATGCTCCTGTACCGCAACCCCGGCACCAATGTCGAAGCCGGTCTCCGGCGCCGTCGTGAAGCAGAAGGACGCGTCTGGGCTGGCACCCCGATGCAGCAGCAGGTGTTCATGCCCAATTCCAGTTTCGCTTTGAAAATCACGCCGCACGTCACCTATGGCGAATTCGCCCTGGAGCAAGAGGCCAGAAGGTTCGATCATCAATACCAGTGCCACACAACTCAAAGACTGGCCGAATTCATAGAACGCGCACGCACTGAATTCGGTGGCAAACCGGTGATCATCACATCCGGTTACAGGCCGCCAGCGATCAACAAGTCTGTCGGCGGCGCTAGTAACTCAGAACATCTGTACAACGCACCCGATGTGGGCGCTGTGGATTGGTATATCCAAGGTGCCGATATCTATGCAGTTCAAGACTGGTGCGACAAGCACTGGCCCTTCAGCCTGGGGTATGGGGCTAAAAAGGGCTTTGTGCACCTGGGCATGCGTGCTGGTAAACCACGCGTGCGCTGGGATTACTGATAGGCTCTGGCCTTAATGCGCAGCTTATTAATGATCACATTTTCTTTATGCCTGATTGCTTCACGGCTCAAATACATCCCGGTGCCGATATCCTGCAGTGACATCGGTGATGAATTATCCAAGCCGTAATGTTTGGTAAGCAGGTCTCTTTCTTCGTGGCTCAGAGATAGCATCCAACGCTGCAGATGCTCGTGCATCATGCTGCGCTCGATGGATTCCCCTAACGAGCGATCGTCATCGATGACCAAATCTATAAGCTCACTTGCATGATTTTCGCTGTTGCATTTGGCATTAAGCGAAGAGCAACCATCTGCATGCGCGATGTATGCATTGAATAAATGAATGGACACATCGCAGTGCTCGATGCATTCAGATTTGCTCGGGTATCTGCCATTGTCTCGATAGAACTCCAAGGTGAATTTGCGCAGCTTGCCCAGCGTCTGGACACCAACCACAGGCAGCTTGATCATGCGGTCATATGCCTCGAGCCCCCTGGCAATAGACTGTCTGATCCACCAGTAGGCATAAGTGCTGAATTTATAGCCTCTTTCAGGGTCGAACTTCTCGATGCTGCGTGCGAGGCCCATGCAACCCTCTTGCACCAGATCATCGATGGTCATCGACTTTGATTTGATCATGTAGCGCTTGGCAGCGAAGACCACCAGCCGCAGATTGGCACAAAAGAATTTGTCATATGCACGGCGCCCGATCGTCGCAGTGCGCCGTTCAGATCTGCTCAGTTTGGTCCGCTTGCGCAACGGCAACCAAGCTTGAATTAGCCTGGCAAGCTCAATCTCTTCCGTTGGGGTGAGCAACGGATACTTGCCGATATTCTCGAGGAAGTCGTCAAATGCGGTAGACATCAGTAGTCGAATTCGCAGCTGAGAACGCGTGGCTCAAATTCGGTGCGCGCAGCTGCCACTTTGGCGACATGACATGCGCGTTCGAATGTCACAAATTTTAAAGCGGCAAGCTCATTGCTTGTCAGCCTGATGCCGCTGTCGTCCGGCGCAGGGTCAGCCAGATACAAATCACCAACGGTGATCAAAAAACGGGTGCGTGTGCGGGTCATGCGTTTGGCAGTGAGAGATCTGCGATAAGTGCTTTGAGGAGAATCAGATAGAGGATCGCGTCATCGATGCGTCCGTCGATAGACTCAGACAGCACCGGCATGCGCTCATCCTGGATAGCGCTGACATACTCAGCAATGGCATCGAGGTGCTTTTGCATGTACACCAGCAGCACCGTGGTGGGCTGCAAACGCAACTGACCACCCAGTCGTTTGAAATTGGCGAGCTGATCGGCATCGTGTGCATATTCTGCACCCTTGCTCTCGGTCAGCGCCCACAGATGCTCAGCTGTTTGGGTCAGCAGCAGCTTGAATTCAGAACCATTCACGGCTGACGCGCTCCCAGGGTGCTTCGATGGGCTCTTTGTTGTCAGGGCGCCACACCCAGGGCTGTTGCATCCACCACTCGCGCAGCTTGGGCGGCATCCGGTCTTCGGGGTGAGGCATGGGACCGAGCATGTTTTCGATCTCTCGATAGCTCACACCGTCGACGCAGGCCGAGATGTAGAGGTTGGAGTAGCCTCGCTGCTTGAGCTCGAGGATCTCTTTGTGCTGAAGCTCGGTCATGTGCTGTGCAATGTGGAATGGAACGCGTTGATGAGTGCGACTTGGATTGCAGGATCGAATGGCGACATGGCCAATCGATCCAGCATTTGCTGGCGCAGCAGTGCTTTTACATCTGCCGCGTGCTTGCCTAGCCCATTCACTTCGAGAAAGAGCACCGCTTCGGCGGTGTCACAGTGCTTGACCAGAGCGTGCACCTTTGCAGGTGCCTGCTCCTCCAACGCACGAAGCTCAGGATAAATCTCCTGCTCAACTCGCGCTAGATGTGCTTTAAGCTCTGTAGTCTTGTGTGGCGTCGGTGCATCGCCGGTGCGGATCTCTGGCAGATCGTGCATCAAGGCAAGTTGCTCGGCCAAAAACTGCTCATCGGCGGTGAGACCGACGATCGGACCCCAGGCACGCACAAGCAGCCACACGCGGTACATGTGCTCCGCGATGTTTTGCGGAACCGCAGTCTGGACGATTCCCCACCGGGTGATGTGACTGGCGCGCAGAAACTCTGCGGTGGTTCGCAGCTCAAGCTGAGACATGCTTCATGGCTCCATTGTCTGCGATGCGCCACACGCGGTTGCGGTTGACTCGCATTTTGCGCTGAACGGCATCAGTCAGGTCGATCCCCTTGATGTGTGCCAGGTCCAGCGCCAGAATTAGCACATCGGCCAGTTCTAGCGGGTCATCCTGCCTGTCTGAGGCGATGAGCTCGCCCAGCTCCTCGAGCATCTTGGCAATGATGCTGAGTGCGGTGCGGTGCGGATTGAGCTTGTCTGCCCATTCGGCGATGTCAGCCTGCAGCTCGTGCACGCTCGTAGATTTCTCGGACATGTTCTTCTGTGATGTTGGGTGAGCCGACGCGCACGATGTCGTCGATTTTGGGACCGAAGCCGAGGTACGAGACCATCGAGCATTCATTGAGCCTGAGCCACAGATCGCGCAGATCCTTCCAACTGGTGCAATACTGTGCGAAGTTCAAGAAGATGAAATCGACCTTGTTCTGCACACAGGATTCGATTGCCTGTTGGTGGCTGAATGTGAAGATGCGCCGTGGGAGCTGAGTCACCGTGGTGAGCTCCTGGGCCTGTCCGATCGCCTCGAAGGTGGTTTCCTGCGAGTCTGGGTATGTCGGGCCGCTCCACTCGCCAGAAGTGGGTCGGTTGGCCACGCGAATGGGGTACGTGCGGAATACGCCATAGACAGTCACTGCAGACCAGCGCATGTACGGCATGCCACAGTCTGCGAGCAGGCTGTAGGTGGACACATCGCGGCAAGTGACATACGGATACTGACCGTGATAGATGCTCAGGCTGTAGCCTTGGCACCCTTCCACCTGGATGCGGTTGGCCTCCAGGTAGATGCGCTGCAACTCATGGGTGCTCGCCAGTGAGATGCGGTCAAAGACCGGGTGCACCGGCTGCATCAGCCCGATGATGTTGTTTTCATCGGGTTTGCGGCGAATCCGCTCTATCTGAGCCGCGCCGACCCCTTTGCGGGTAGAGCCTGGCGCAGTGCCACCATCTGACTCTGCATCGCGGTGATGATTTGTCACCACTGCTGCGTTCTGGTGCACGCAGATGCGCACAGATTCAGACAGCAGGCCAAGCATCTCAGCATTCTGGATCTCTTCCCAGAGGGCATCGAGATCGATCAGGCTGCCAGGGCCGAGCACGATTGTGTGCAGGCTGTCTGACACTATGCCAAGGGGCAACATCCGGTGCACCAGTTTGGTGCCGTCTTCGAGGATCAGGGTGTGTCCAGCGTTGGGCGAAAGCGCGCAGGCCAGAACTTCGGGATTGTGCTTGGATGCCAGATAACCGGCAAAGAGGCCCTTGCCGGTCGATCCGTACTGGCCATCCATGATGACTTCGACGGATCTCATGCTCCGAATTGGCGTTCGTAGTAATTGGCGATGGTCTGGCGGTAGTCCTCAGTGAGCTGTTCAAGCTCGATCTCGAGCGCCGCGTTGTAAATGTGGTGCCGATTGAGGATGCCGCTAATGGCTTCGTGCACAGACACTTTGCCCTTATCGCGCCGGATGAACTTTGGGAACCGGTCGATCAGATCGGCAATACGGCGCAGCTCATCTGCTTCGTAAAAGGCCATCAGAACAAGTCTCCGCTGCTGGCCTTGGCGGCAGGCTTGGCATCTGGCCGCGGCTGCTCAAGCTGGATCGACAACGAGATGTAGGTGGTGCCTTTGGCAGACTCTTTGCGCCAACCGGCAACACGCACTTTGATAGCGCCGTTGTCATCGAACACCGCTTTGTCGGAGACGGCGGCCTCGTAGATGGCCTTGAGATTCTCGGGAGTGACGGTGCCAGGACCGGTGAAATCCGGTTGGTTGTCTTGCTCCTTGCGCTCGTTTTTGAACAGCGAGGCATTGATGGCGGGATTAGGCACGGATGGTAACTCCAATGTTGTGGGTGGCTTCGAATTCCTTCACGGAATCGAGGAGGTAGAACACGCGACCGGCTGCGCCGATCTTGATAAAATTTGGACCTTTCTCATCTCGGCGCCACCTGCTAAGAGTGACATTCGAGACGGGGTACAAGGACTGTTCCCAACGTTTGACAAGCTCGCTGGGGGTCAGAAGATTGCTCCGGTCAAGATCGGGCGACATGGTGAGTCTGTTCCTGAATGATTAAGACAGATGCTGATGCATCTTGAGCAGGCAGACCCATTAAAGCATCAGAAGAAATCTTTTGCATCATGATCAGTCTGTTTTTTAACAAAGGTTGATTCAGCATCATCATCATCATCTCCAGCCAATCCGTAGATCGACAAGAGACCATAACGGCGGGCATAGGTGAGCGCTGAGCCAAGCTGCTGCATGGCATTGCCGCGCCCACCTTCGAATCTGACCGGGATTGGCAGGTCAGATTCAATGCTCTCGCCGCAGACATGCATCAGCGTGGTGCGGATCGACATCAGCCCCTCGCCTAGGTAGTGCATAGTCTGGGCATGCGCCAGACCAAATGCTGTGGCAGGCTGGACGGCTTGCAGGGCATCTGCCAAGGTGACGTATTGCCCATAATTGCCGCGGCCTGACCGGCTGGCGCTGTGATGTGTGGCTTGGAAAGCGGCCAGCGCCTGTGCAAGGTTCTCCATCACATTTCCGGCAGGCGTGGGCTCATCCACGTCGGCGGGTCCAGCGTTGTTACGTGCTGACTGTATCCTGGCCATGGCAATCCGAGTGGGTAGGTTGATGCTGCATGCGCGAGCGCCTGCAGATTGCGGTTGACTTCGAGGGCACCTGCTTCGATCAGCAGCGGTGATGCTTCGAAGACTTGAACCGCCCAAGGGTCGGTGCTTTCCACCGCGATGAAGATGAAACCGCGGGGCTGCGTACCAGTGGCGAGCTTGAACACATTCAGATAGTGCGCCGCCTGCACGTGGTAGCGGTAAGTGGCAACCGCCTTCTGGAAGCCCTTGAGCGAGGCATCCTGTGTGGTCTTCAGATCGACCAGCCAACCGGAGTCTGTCAGCCAATCAGGGCGGCACTTGAGCTCGAGGCCGGTGTTGGGGCACTTGGCAAAGAATGATTCCTCTGCACGGCCTGGGGCGGCCAAGATCTTGTGTGCCATTGGATGTTCGATCACAGAGCGCAGCATGTACTGCACGGTGTCCCAGTCATCCTTTTTTAGGAGCTTCTTGCCATCCGCTGCAGCTAGCTCCCATTCGAGCTTGCCTGCTTTGGTGGTGCGGCTGACATCCGGCGCCTGGGCATACGTCGCAGCGAACTTTTCGGGTTCGAGCACAGCCATATGCACGGCGGTGCCACGCTCCATTGCAGGTGTCGGTGCAGGCTCGAGTTTGTTGGGATCGCACCACCGGCTCCAGTAGTGGAGTGGTGATTTGGCGATCGAGTCGAGTTTGGATTTGGATACGCCGCTGTGGGCGTGGTAGTCGATGATGTCCATGTGAAAAAGCGGACTGATGTAGTAAATCACGATCGATCAGATGCGTCAAGTATTGCAAGATCTGTTATGATAAAACGGTCGCATTCACTTCATGCTCAAAAACGACGCCTGGATCCGCAGCACGCCCGGCCTGATTACCCCGCTGGTCCCGCAGCTAGAGCGGCACATCGGAGTCATCCCGGCACTCAGCTACGGCTGCAGCAGCTACGGATATGACCTGCGCCTGTCGCCCAAAGATTTCAAGATCTTCCGCCACGTGCCTGGCACCGTGATGGACCCCAAGCGGTTCAATCCACAGAATCTTGAGCAGGTCAAGCTGCACGCCGACACAGAAGGCATGTGGTTTGTGCTGCCCGCCCACAGTTATGGCCTGGGCGTGGCCCTGGAACGCCTGCAGATGCCAGGCAATGTCACGGCGATCTGCGTTGGCAAATCCACCTACGCCCGCATGGGCATCATCGTGAATGTGACCCCCGCTGAGGCTGGCTGGAGTGGCCACCTGACCCTGGAATTCAGCAACTCCAGCGGTGCCGACTGCCGCATCTACGCGAATGAAGGCGTCTGCCAGCTGCTATTCCTCGAGGGTGAGCCCTGCGACACCACCTACCAAGACCGCTGTGGTAAATATCAAGGCCAACAAGAACAAGTCACCCTGCCGATCGTCTGATGTCTGAATTCAAAGCAACTGAAAAGCAGTGGGCAGAGGTGCTCTTTTGGTCATCTAAGGACAGCGGCGGATCCGCCTGCATCCTCGAGCTGCGCGACAGAATCGAGAGGCTTGAACTGGGCGCCGGTATTCATGCTGCTGTGACTCAGCAGATACGTAATGCATACTCGGGCAGTTTGAAAGAGCAAGCATTGCAAGCACTCGGTCGTTTCCATACCAACGCACACACAACTGCAAATCAAATGATGGCAGATTTTGACCTTTTGCGGCGAGCGGTGGAGCAGCTCAATGACTAGCTCAGCAAAAGACACGTTGTTTGGGGATTTGCGGTGATGGGCCTGCGCACGTACCAAATTGATTTGATCGACCAAATTCGTGCCGAACTGCAGGAGCACCGGCGGATCCTGGCGGTACTGCCAACGGGTGCCGGCAAGACGCACACGTTCTGCACCATCGCCCAGCTGAGCACATACCGTAACCACAATGTGCTCATCCTGGTGCACCGCAGTGAGCTGATTGCCCAGACGTCTGCGCGGCTCACGGCCATGGATGTGCCACACGGTGTGATCGCGCCGGGCCATCCTGTCGTGCACGCGCAGGTACAGGTCGCGTCGATCCATTCGGCAGCGCGCCGCCTAAAAGCATTTCCCTGGTCGCCCAACCTATTGATCGTCGATGAGGCACACCATTGTGCGGCGCGGTCTTGGAAGCAGGTGCTCGATGGCTACTCCAATGCCCATGTGCTGGGCTGGACAGCCACACCGCAGCGGCTGGACGGCAAAGGCCTGTCGGATTCTTTTGATGCGTTGGTCGAGGGTCCGTCTGTGACCAGGCTCATGGAGATGGGTCATCTGTCGCGCTACAAGCTCTACGCACCACCTACGGGCGCCGATCTGTCTGGTCTGTCGAAACGGGCTGGTGACTACAGGGTCGAGCAGATCGAAGAGCGCATGATCGAATCGCGGGTGCTCTATAGCGCTGTGCAGAATTTCAAAAAGTATGCGCCTGATCGCCGTGCGATCGCATTCTGTACGTCGATCAAGCATGCCGAGCTCACCTGCGGTGCATTCAACGAAGCTGGGGTGGCCGCGGCCTCCGTCGATGGCACCCTGTCTGCCGCCGAGCGTGCTGCCAGGCTTGATGCTTTCAAATCTGGCGATGTGCGGGTGCTGGTTTCTGTAGACCTGATTTCCGAAGGCTTCGATGTACCTGCCTGCGACTGCGCCATCTTGCTGCGCCCTACGGCATCGCTCAGCGTGTATTTGCAGCAAGTCGGGCGCGCCCTGCGACCCTCAGACCGTGAGGCCGTGATTTTGGACTGTGCAGGCAATTCCCAGACGCATGGATTGCCTTGTGACGTGCGCCCCTGGAGCCTGCAGGGCATCGCGCCCAAGAGCCGCAGCGACCTGCGCGCCGTGGCTGTGCGCATCTGCCCGTCGTGCTATGGGGTCCACCGTCCTGCTGCCGTTTGTCCTTTTTGCGGGCATGTGCACGCTGTGGCCCGTGAGATGCCCAAGGAGGTTCAAGCGGACCTCGTGGAGGTGGACACCCGCCGTGCTGCAGCCGAGGAAAGAGCCGCTGCAAAGGACAAGCGCAAGGAGGTGGGCAAAGCACGCACCCTCGAGGAGTTGCTGCAGATCGCCAAAGACCGCGGGTATAAGCCGGGCTGGGCCTACGCGGTGATGAAGTCGCGCAAATGATAGACATGTTACAAGCTGTATATTGATGATTGCTTTGATTTTTTTGAAGTGTTTTGATATGTAAATCGGGGGCAAAGAGCCCCCACCGCTCACCAAATCATGACCCTCATCCAACAAGAAACCGCCACCTACTTCACCCTGACCAGCCCTAAGGGCAAAGAGATCGGCGTGTGCTTTGGCATCCCCGGCCGTGTCAGCGTCTATATCCAAAGCGCCTGCGGCAGCCTTTCTATGGGGCGCCACTTCGGTTCACTCGACAAGGCCATTGCCTTTTACAAAGCCGCCGACGTGAAAACCGATCTGACGGCGCTGGCCGCCTGAAGCTGGCCCTCTTTCTGACCTTCGCGTTTAGATTCATGAACCCCTGGATCAACCGCTTCGCCATCTTCGCCATCATCTTCGGTGTGTGGGCGATGGCCTATGACACTGGACGCCATGTTTGCACTCAACATCAGCTTCAAACGCATCGCTGAAGTGGCTGCAGCTCGTGGTCTGACGATCACGAAGGCTTGCAAACCATATCGCAGATGCGGTTTGGTGCTCTATGACGTGCATCACGGCACCGACTATTTAGGTACATTTTCTATCCGCGGTCTCAACCTGTTTTTCTCAGATGGAAACCCCTAGCTACCCCGAGCTCGAAGAACTGTTCATCAAGTGGTGGGCAGAGTCTTACCCCATGGCCCCTCCAGGCCCGCACGCGATCCGCACTCACGCCGCTTTTGCACTGTTTGTGCTGAATCTGGAATCCCCACAGGCACAGCGCTGATGGAGGACCAATGCACCTTGCTGTTGTGCATCGCAGGTGCATTGCTTTTGGGCTTCATGTTCTTGTCTTTGCGATGACCCTGCCCGCGGATTGTCTGGCCGAATATTGGCACCCCCGTCACAACGAGTGCATCATCGATTCATCCTGCCGGATGGAGTGTGTGCTGCTCGCCGTTGCAAATGCTGTGGTGCCCGTCGAGCCTGAGCCTGCTGCCGATGCCTCGCTTGTCGAATACACAGCCTGGGCTGAGCGCGTGCGCCTACGTCGTTTGATTTTGACCGATGTTTCCTAGCTTTGGTGTGATTCGTGTTGGCACGCCGGTCAAGGTCTATATGGGTGCGGATTGGCAGCGCGGTTCTGTGCGCGTCTGCAATTCCTCCTACGTTTGCGTGCAACTTACCCACCGCCTTGTGACTGTCTACGATCTACGCAACATCAAACCGTCATGACTTGGTTTACCAAACTGCTTCTTTTTTTGCTCTCACGACGACCTGATGTCAACGTGGCTGTGACCTACCTAGAGTCGGAGTACACCGACGACATCGATGCGGTCGATTTCTTGGAATGGTGCTATGAGCTCGATTCAGCCATCGATTTCGACCGATCTTTTTATGGAGAGGATCCGCCGCGCCGCGGATACTATGACTAAGGACGAACTGCTGATTGTTGTGCATCAGCTTTCTCACGCCTATAGTGTGCAGCGTGCTGCCGCCGTCTGGGCAGTTAATCAAGCTGCCGAGAACTTGAGCTATGGGTGCACAGCCAGAGACTGTCCTGCAAAACGAAATTCGCCTGGCGCTCTCGGCTAAATGCCTAGGCTCCACGATTTTTCGGAATCATTGCGGCGCTCTGCGTGATGCCAACGGTCGGATGGTGCAGTTTGGCCTGCACCCAGGCTCGCCCGATCTTGTGGGCTGGAAGACCGTAGAGATCACGCCCGATATGGTTGGATCCAAGGTGGCCGTCTTCTGCGGCATCGAGATCAAGACGCCCACAGGCAAGGTCCGTGAGGACCAGCTGCATTTTTTGGATCGCCTGCGCTGCGCCGGTGGTGTTGCAGGCGTGGCACGTTCCGTTGAAGATGCTGTGACGCTCCTTTCGGATCGTGTTACCGTGTCATATACGGAATGACCCCGGTGGGTGCCAGCCCAAGCCGGGGTCGAATCCTGCTCTTCGAATTATTTTACCATGCTCTCGAGCACGAGAACGCCCTGTCCTGTCTGTGGCCGCACGTCGGGTGGCTGCAAATGGGAGGATGACCTGCTCTATTGCCGCATCGGCAATTCCTGCAGCCCGATGCAGCGCCACCCGCACCTGAAGGTGGGTGAGATCGTGGCAGATGGCTGGGCATGCGTGAAGATCAACGATGACGCAGAGTGCGTGACATTCAAGCGCCACACCGAGCGCGAGATTGTCCGCACCAGGCAGTGGGAATATTTCACCCCCGCGGGCAAGCGCAGCCTGCACCGCCGCATCGACTACACGTATGGCCCCAAGGATGTGTCCTGGTCCAAGGGCACAAAGACTGATGACCTGCTGCCGCTGTGGTATGAGAATCTGCCCGAGTCTGGTGCCACGGTGTTTGTGGTCGAGGGCGAGACCTGCGCCGAGGCTCTGCGGGCGATGGACCTGCACGTCACATCTGTGCCCAACGGCAGCGGCTCTTGGAAGTCCAAGATGCCCGGCCTGCCCAAGTTTGCTGCCAACCGCCTGATCCTCTGCCCGGACAGGGACCGCCCTGGGATCGAGCTCATGCAGCGTCTGGCCGCGGCGTTCCCTGGGTCCAGGTGGCTCTGGCCGCAGTCCTCAAATACCGATGCTTGGGATGACCCGTGCGACGGATATGACATCGCAGATTGGATCGCAGACGGTGCCACCAAGGATGCCCTGCGCGGTGCCGTGCGGATGGAGGGTCCCACACTGCCGCAGCTGCCCTGGTACGAGCGCCTGGGGCAGCACCACACAGACACTGGTCGTTTGGTCAAGCCCCGCGGGCTGGAGCTCAAGCACATCATCGACAACGGCCTTGGTGGTGCCCTGCGGTTCAACACCTTGAAACGTGCCATCGAGATCGACGGCACCTGCATGGACGAGACTGCGCTGCGCCTGGCCTACATCGACCTGCAGCACAGTGGCATCGATGTGCAGACGCAGACTGCGCAAGATGCGCTGCTGCGTGCGGCCTGCGACCGTCCCTATCACCCGATCCGGCAGTATCTGGACACCTGCACAGATCCGCTGCCTGACGGGGTGTGGGCGAATATTGCGGGCGAACTCCTCGGTGGCGATGCTCACGACTTCGATAACAGCGCTCTGCGCAAATGGTTGATCTTTGCTGTGGCTCGGATCTATGAGCCCGGCTGCCCGTGCGGCTTCGTGCACATCCTGGCCGGTGACCAGCACCTGCACAAGACTCGCTTCTACAACACCTTGGCCAGTGAGCCCTGGTTCTACGAGGGCTTCATCAAGTCCAACAAGGATGCGGACGACATCGTGGGCCTGCACATGCGCTGGATCGCGGAATGGGGCGAACTGGACGGTGGGATCAAGAACCACGAGTCAGCTGGGCTGAAAAACTTCATCACCCGCAAGACCGATCTTGTGCGCGAGGCATATGGCAAAGGGCATCAGGAGAGGCCGCGGCAGTTCGTGCTCTGCGGCACGACCAACAAGCATGATGGCTTCTTCTCGGATGAGACCGGCAACCGCCGGTTCGTGATCTACACGGTGGAGAAGAAGATCGATTCCGAAAAGATCGAGGACCTGCGCGACAGGATCTGGAGCAGCGCTCGTCGTGATTATCTGGCGGGGGCGAAATGGTTCCTTGATGAGCAGGAAACGGAGGTCAACAATGCCCGCAACCGAGGCATGTATGCGGAGGATGCCTGGCGCGACAAGATATCCACGTGGCTGGTTGTGCGGCGCTTTGAATATGTCCTGAGCAGCGATATTCTGACTAACTGTCTGGAGATTCCGTTGGAGCGGCAAAACCATACAACACTTACAAGGGTGAATCGGATCCTGAGATCGCTCGGATACTACAAGACACGTAAGGATCTATCGGGAGAGTTTAAGACAATATGGAGACAATCAGTATGAGCCTGTAAGGATATGTAGTAGCAATCTGCCCGTCCCGATTGGCCGTTTACCTGTTTTTACAACTTACTAAATAATATTTTTGGAAAAAAGGGGGAAGAAGGGGGGTTTTTAGGGGAAAAAAAGGAACCAGTATGTATGTAGTAAGGTCGGTAGACTTCAAGCATGCCAGCCCTATCACCCAAGCGCCGTAAAGAGCTCAAGACGCAGTTGCGGCTGTGGATGGATATGGGCTGGCCGCGCTGGCGGATTAATGCCGCCTGCAATGAGCAGCTCGATATCAACCCAGAGACTGCGGATGAGCTGATTCAGGAGATCAGGCACGAGCAGCAACAAGAGCTCACAATCGAGCGCAGTGAATTTATGACCCAGCAGCTCATCAGGCTCGAAGCTCTGGCAACCAAGGCCCAGGAAGATGGCAATCTGGGTGTCGCCCTAGGTGCCTACAAGGAGATGCACCTGCTCATAGGACTGCACGCCCAGCGCTGATGTGCACGGAGTGGCGTCTGAAAGCCTCGGGAAGGTGCCTTAGATCGGTTGTCCGGCACTGAGTACCGGAGAGCACTCAGAACGGCCACGGAAGGCCACGGAAGGCCAGATACAGAAAAGCCCCCATTGCGGGGGCTTGAGGCTTTCCGATTCAGACGGTAGCCAGAAAGATCGCACGGCCACGCTCGGTCAGTTGCAACCAGCCCTTGCCGCCGTGCTCGAAAACGCCAGCTTTCTTGAGATTGGTCAGGCGTGGTGCATTGGCCAGGCCGATATTCGGCAGGTCTTTGCCGATCTTGGCACCTGTGATCATCGACGCATCTTTGGTGGCTTCTTGAAGCTGCTCACAAAGCTGGAAGAAAAAAGCCTGGGTTGCTGCGTTGAGCTTGTCAAAGGTCCAGGAATCGCCGGTTGAGGCCAACACCGGGGCGGCCACGGGTGCAGGCTGTTCATCGGCTTGCCAGTAGGTGCCGTTGTCGATTGCTTCGATCGTGTTGGCGACCATCGTAGGTACGGTCTCTGCGATATTTTGCTGGGCTTCTTCGTTGCTGCAGGTGTCGATCAGACTCCACACTTCGGCAGTCGAGATGCGCTTGCCATCTTTGTAGTAGAACTTGCCCGATTTGCGGATGCCGTGCTTGGCAAAGTCGACAACGGAAAAAGTGGTCATCATTTAAAAGTCGTGGGATCAGGGCGTCTCACCCCTTGAAACTATTTAATATCACAGGCATCAAGCATGTCAATCGACTTCAACCATCTCAAAAAATGTCACAAAATGCTTGACATTTCGTGATCGGTCCTGATATGATATGTTTACAGATCGGGAGGAACCGATGTTCACTCACAACAGCTACCGCGAGGCAATCAGCTTCCTGGAAGGCGACAAGACCTTCACCGGCACCGTTTGTTGGGATGCAGGTGAAGGCTGGAAAGCTGAGGCCTATTGGCACCGTGGCCGCATCCTGCAGGTCAGCATCAATCCAGCCGGCATGAGGATCGTATGAATTACGAAGAGCGGCATGCCATCTCCAGCGCTTGGATCAAGGCGCTGGATTGGCAATTCTTTTACCAACGTTGTGGCGATATCGACAAAGCCCAGTTATGGGCCAAGCGAGCAGCCAAGCTTGAAAAACGCGTACTCTCTGAGGATCCCAATGTTTGAAATCACCCACGATTTTTTCAGCGACGCCTTCAACTTCAAACTTGAAGACACCAAGATGCTCGACATCGTGCTGACTCTGACTGGCTTTGACGACAAGATCCCGCTTGGCGCCGCTGTCTATGAGCTGCACAAGCTGACACCAAAGCAGCGCAACTACATCTGCTGCGTGCTGCTCGAGCGTGATCAGGATCCTGAAGCCTGGGAGGCCGAGTGGTCTAAGCTGGAGTCAGAGGCTTTCGAGTGATGACACAACGTAGAGATTCCAGGGGTCGTTATGCCGGTGGTGGCGCAAGTGGCGCAGGTCGTGGCCGGGTGATCAAAACCAAATCACCCGTGATGGACACGGTGCTCAAAAAGCAACCCAAAGCAGCTGCCAAAACAGCTGCCAAAGCTGGCAAAGGTCCTCTGCAACAGCGCGCCGCGGCCAACACATCTGCTGTCAAATCGATGCGCCGCAGCAAGGCTGGGCGTGAGCGCACCCGCAACACGCTGTCCAAGTTGTTCTGATCAGATTGCGTTGAGATCCAGCCCGTCCAAGCAGGTCACCTTGTAGCAGATGCTGGCCTGCTCGACGATTTTCAAATCACGCTGAGTCAGCCCAGCCCGGTCAAGGATCTGTTCAACCGTGCCACCTTCCGCTGCTGCTTCACGGAATTTTTGCAGTTTGCGTTTGGCGCCACTGGAAATCCGGATCATGCCGGTTTTCATATCGATCGACCTGGTGATCGACTGGCGGATCCACCAGTATGCGTAGGTGGACATCTTGTAACCACACTCGGGGTCATATTTTTCAGCTGCACGCTGCAGGCCGATCGTGCCTTCCTGGAGCAGGTCGGCAAAAGTGATGCTCGTGCCCGAAATGCGCCTGAGGTACTTCTTAGCAACTGCCACTACGAGGCGCAGGTTGCAGCACACGAACTGATCACGGGCGCGCCGACCCGACCTGACCAGGCCCCGCGGGGGATCAGGATGCTTCAGCCACAGTTGGATGCGCCGCCCAAGCTCGATCTCTTGCTGTTGGGTCAACAGCGGATATCGCGCTGCCATGTCGATGAATTCTTTCACATCAGACATGTCAGACATGATCCTAAATTAAGATCACAGCCATTACAGCGCAGAACACAATGCCCGGCATCTTGAATTGTGTCGCCGGTGGCAGTATCCTCGCCGGGCCCAGTCACAGCGGGCCAAGCTCAGCTGAGATCCTCGATAAGCTCAACAGCACACTGCTACCACATCAGGCGCAGTTTTGCAGCAACATCGATCATCGGATCCTAGGGCTGGTCAGTGGATTTGGCGCAGGCAAAACATATGGTCTGTGTGCAAAGGCAATCAATATCGCCGCGGCCAACATCGGCTACGTGTCTGCCCTGTTTGAGCCTGTTGCGCCGATGCTGCGCGACATCCTGATGCGCTCTTTGGATGACATGCTCGAGTGGCTTGGCCTGCCATTTGATTTCAGGGTCAGCCCGCTGCCCGAATACGTGCTGCATTTCAGGGAGGGTGATCACACGATCCTGCTGCGGACCATGGAGACCTGGAACCGCATCAGGGGCCAGAACCTGTGTGCGATCGGCTTTGACGAGGTAGACACGGCCAACCGCCGCGTTGCCGAACAGGCGGCTCGAATGGCACTTGCCCGTCTGCGCTCGGGCAATGTGCAGCAGTTCTATGTGGCAACCACGCCGGAAGGCTTCGGATGGGCCTGGGAGACATTCGAGAAGAACACCGCACCCGACAGGCACCTGATCCGTGCGCGCACCCAGGACAACCCACACCTGCCAGAAGGGTTTATCGACTCTTTGATGGCCAATTATCCCGAGCAGCTGATTCGGGCATACCTCGACGGGCAATTTGTCAACCTCAACACCGGCCAGGTCTACGACCGGTTCAACCGGGCCAAGCATGCCACCCAGGTGCCGTACGACAGCGCAGCTGTGGAGCCTCTGCGCGTAGGCATCGACTTCAACGTGGGCAATATGTCAGCTATCATCGCCGTGCGCCGTGGCAATGAGCTGCTCGTCGTAGATGAAGTCAGCGGGGCACACGACACCGATGCAATTGCCAAAGAGATCAGGGCCAGATATCCTGCACATCCGGTCTACATGTACCCAGATGCTTCGGGTGGGAATCGCAGCACCAATGCCACGCAGACGGACATCGCGATCCTGGAATCTTACGGGTTTAAAAATCAATCCCCACGGAGTAATCCCCCCATACGCGATCGGGTGGCTGCTGTTCAGGCTCTTTTGGAGAATGGGCGTGGAGAAACAAGGATCCAGATTCTCGATAAGTGTGTTCGGCTGATCGAATCTCTGGAGCTGCAAAGCTACACAGACAAGGGCGAGCCAGATAAGGACGCCGGATTCGACCACATGAATGACGCGCTGGGATACCTGGTCTGGCGCGAGTTCAACCCACTCCACGTAAATGCCGGACGCGGCACCGGAATCAGGCTTTACTGATTTCACGTAGAATCGCAGAAAGCCCAGCCGCGACGGATGACTTACACCGGATACAGGTTCTACGACCGTGCCGTGTTCAGCAGGGTCGCGAATGTCGGGGACACGAACTCAACCTGGGCTGCTCAAGAGCCGCATTGGGTGCTGATCGAAGACCTGATGCAGGGCACCTACGGCATGCGCAGGAAGCATCGTAGATATCTTCCCCAAGAACCCAGGGAACTTGACGAAAGTTACGACAACCGCCTGGCACGCAGCGTGTGCCCGCCGTACTATCAGCGGCTCGAGCGGATGCTTGCAGGCATGCTCACCCGCAAGCCGGTGCGGCTCGAAAATGTCGAGGACATCATGCGTGAGCACCTGTTTGATGTTGACCTGCAGGGCCACGACCTGAACGTGTGGACCTACGAAACAGCCCGCAAGCTGGTCAGATACGGACACGTCGGTGTACTGGTGGACGCGCCGCAGGGTGGTGAGGGTCGTCCTTATTGGGTTACCTACACGCCGCGAGACATTCTCGGGTGGCGCACTGAGCAGGCCAATGGCTCGCAGCGCCTGACCCAGCTACGTCTGCGCGAATCTGTGATTCTGCCCGATGGTGACTGGGGCGAGAAACAGGTAGACCAGGTGCGCGTGCTCAAGCCTGGCGAATACGAGATCTGGCAGCGCAACGAAAAATCTGAGTGGGCACGCACTGAGCAGGGTGGCACCAGTCTGCCCGAGATCCCATTCACAGTGGCCTATGCCAACCGCGTTGGGTTCATGGACTCGAGGCCGCCGCTCGAGGACATCGCAGAGCTGAACCTGAAGATGTACCAGGTGCAGAGCGATCTTGACAACCAGCTGCACATTTCGGCAGTGCCGATGCTGGCATTTTTCGGATTCCCATCCGCAGCTGAAGAGGTGTCAGCAGGTCCTGGCGAGGCGATCGCATTTCCAGCCGAAGGGCGCGCCGAATACATCGAGCCCGGCGGGTCGAGTTTCGATTCTCAGTTCCGCCGCATGGAGCAGCTCGAGAAACAGATCAACGAGCTGGGTCTGTCTGCAGTGCTTGGTCAGAAGTTGTCAGCAGAGACTGCCGAAGCCAAGCGGATTGACCGAAGTCAAGGCGACAGCACCATGATGGTGATCGCTCAGCAGGTGCAAGATCTGATCGACAATTGTCTGCAGTTCCATGCCGATTATTTGAATATCACGCAGGCTGGCAGCTGTCTGGTCAACCGCGATTTTGTGGGCACCAAGCTTGACCCCGCAGAGCAGCTGGCACTTTTGCAGCTCTATACCGCAGGCACGATCACCCAGAAGACGCTGCTCGATCAACTCGCTCAGGGTGAAGTCTTGGGCGACGATTTTGACACTGATGAAGAGATTATGGCCACTCAATCGGGTGGTCTGATTGAGATGGAGGGCCCAGCGGTTGAACCGCCCAGCATCGAAGAAGAGATGCCGCCGATCGAAGAATGATGACAGACCACATTGTGGACGTCACAGATCCCTTGGAGCCGCGGCCACCACGGCGCCAGACGCTGGGATACAGCCGCAAACCATTGCCTGATCACATCTTCGCTGTGGTGCGGCTCAGCTGGTTTAAAGAGGGCAGGCCTCAGGAGGTAGATGAATTTCAAATCGTTGAGCGCACCAACAACAGCTATGAAGCGTTCATGGCCGCAGTCACACAGGCCATCCAATGTGGCGCTGATGTGACCGTGATGTGTGATTTAGACCCTGCAGAGTTTGGGCTTGATTGATGGTCGTACCGGCAGCGCTGTATCGAAACGCGATCGATCT